TAGACACTGATGGTACTGTCAACACTAGAGGTGGTATTGAATACTGTACTGTATCTAAACAATTAGCTAATGATGTTAAAGAATTGGTTTTATCTTTAGGTGGATTTTGTAAGATAAAAGAAAAACAACCTAAATACACATATAAAGGTGTTAAAAAGAATGGTAAATTAGCTTATACTTTAAATATTTCTTTTCCTATTGAAAATGGTATTATACCATTTAAATTAGGTAGAAAATTAAATAAGGTTAAAAACCGAGAAAAATATTCTAATAATAAATTTATAAAAAGTATAGAATATTCACATGATGAAGAAGCAACTTGTATAATGGTCGAAGATGAAGAACATTTATTTGTTACTGATGACTACATTGTAACGCATAACACGACCATGATGACTAAAATATGTAATACCGCTATGAATGAGGGACATAAGGTCCTTCAAATCTTCTTCGAAGATATGCCTAGGGTTATTCAAAGAAAACACTTAGCGTGTTGGTCTGGTCACGATTTAAATAGTCTTGTCTTACATAAGGATGACCTTATTAAGATGGGTAAAAATATGACAGCAGCTTCTAAAAATGGGACTGGTGAAATTAAACTTAAAAAGTTTTCTAGTGATGGTACAACAATACCAATGATTAGACAATATATAAGACAACAAATTGCTAGTGGGTTTAGACCAGATTTAATCACATTGGATTATATCGATTGTGTGACACCATCAAAGAAATTCGATGATGTTAATGCTGGTGAGGGTGCAGTTATGAGACAATTTGAAGCCATGTTATCTGAATTGGATTTAGCTGGATGGACAGCCGTTCAAGGTAATAGGAGTTCAATCTCTGCTGAAGTAGTTGAGGCTAACCAAATGGGTGGGTCAATCAAGAAGGGTCAAATTGGTCACTTTATTGTATCTATAGCTAAAACGTTAGACCAAAAAGATGAGGGTACGGCTACAATGGCTATACTTAAATCACGTTTTGGTAAAGATGGTATGATTTTCCCCAACATCGTATTTGACAATGCTAGAATTCAAATTGAGATGGGTGATGCTGAACCAAATGGTCAAAATAGAACACAATATAAAAAAGGTGTTGCAGACCAAGAACAAAATAGAGTTAACGCAGTAATACAAGCAAGACAAACTACAAAAAATAATTAAAATGAAAGAACCTATATTAAAACACAACCAAGATAGATTTGTACTATTCCCAATTGTTCATCAAGATTTATTTGAATATTATGAGATAGCACAAGACGCTATGTGGACACAGAAAGAAGTGGATTTATCAAAAGATATTGACCATTGGAATAATAAACTAACAGATAACGAACGTTTCTTTATAACAAATGTTTTGGCTTTCTTTGCCGCATCTGATGGTATTGTAAATGAAAACTTGGCTGAGAATTTTTTAAAAGAAGTTCAATATACTGAAGCTAAGTTTTTCTACGGTTTTCAAATCATGATGGAAAATATCCATAGTCATATGTATTCTTTGCTTATCGATACATACATTAAAGATGTGGAAGAACGCAATAAAGCATTCAAAGCTATCGAATATATGCCACCAGTAAAGAAAAAGGCTGAGTGGGCTTTAAAATGGATTGAATCTGAATCATTCGCTGAAAGATTAGTAGCATTCGCTGCTGTTGAAGGTATATTCTTTTCTGGTTCGTTCTGTAGTATATTTTATTTAAAATCTAGAGGTTTAATGCCAGGTCTTTGTGATACAAATTCTTTTATTTCTAGAGATGAAGCTTTACATTGTGATTTCGCCATCCATTTGGTTAATAATCATTTGGTTAATAAACCAAACGAATCAAGAATTAGAGAGATTTTATTATCGGCATTGGAAATTGAGAAGGAATTTATTACTGAGTCATTACCAGTATCTCTTATCGGTATGAATTCTGATTTGATGAAACAATATTTAGAATTTGTTGTTGATGGGTTATTGGTTCAATTTAATTGTGATAAAGAATTTAATTCAAAAAATCCGTTTGAATTCATGAATCAAATTGCGTTGAAAACAAAACAAAATTTCTTTGAAGGTCGTTCTACAGAATACAAATCAGCCGATTTAAGTGGTCCTATATCATTTGATGAGGAAATATAAAAAAAAATAAATTATGCAAGTAATAAAAAGAAATGGAAACAAAATTGATTTTAATCCTAGTAGAATACTTACTAGGATTAAAAAACAATCTGAAGGTCTTAAGGTAAATGCTGATGAAGTATTTATTAAAGTTACACAAGGTTTAGCTGACAATATGACTACAAATCAGTTAGATGATTTAATATCCGTTGTTTCTGAATCATTAGCTATGAATCATCCAGATTATTCTAAACTGGCTGCTAACATTGCTATCAGTAAGTTACATAAAGAAACTGAAGATAACTTCATGAAGGCAACTAAGAAGATGTACAATGGTGGATTATTGAACGATGCTTACTATGAAAAAGTTAAAGAAAATATTGAATTGATTGAATCAGTTATTGATTACAAAAGAGATTTTCAATTTGATTATTTTGGGTGGTGTTCACTTAAAGATATTTATTTATTGAAATTAGGTAATGGTGCTGTTGTTGAAAGACCACAACATATGTACATCAGAGTTGCTCTCATGATTACAAATAATCCAACTGATTTCATTGAGAAATATAACGATTTAAGTCAACAAAAAGAATCCCCAGCAACACCAATAAAAATAAATATTGGTACTAAGATTGCTCAGATTGCATCTTGTAATCTATCAATTGTTCCAGATGATTCAACTGAAGGATTATTAAGTATGTTAGGTAGGTTATCAATATCATCATCTAAAGCTGAAGGTATTGGTTTAGCCGTATCTAATATACGTTCTAGAGAAACAAATGTTGGTAATTCAGATGGTAAAGCTGGTGGTATCCTTAAATATTTAAAGGTTATTAATGAAGCATTGAGATTTTGGAATCAAAGAGGTAAAAGACCAGGTTCTTGTGCCGTTTACATTGAACCATGGCATAAAGACATATTCGATGTTTTAGATATCAGAAAGAAAACTGGTGATGAAACATTAAGAGCTCGTGACTTATTCACAGCATTATGGATTCCTAATAATTTCATGAGAGCAGTTGAAACTAATGGTGATTGGTATTTATTTTGTCCTCACGACATCAAAACAGCTGGTTTAAAACCGTTGTATGAGATTTATGGGGATGAATATGAAGTTGAGTATAACAAAGCTGTTGAAATGGGCTTAGGTGTGAAAATTAAAGCACATGACTTATGGCTTAAAATACTAGAAGCTCAAATTGAAACTGGTATGCCATATATGTGTTTCAAAGACCATGCTAATGAAAAATCTAACCATAAAAACTTTGGTATGATTCACTCTAGTAATTTGTGTTCAGAAATCATGGAATCAACTGATAAAGATACAACTGCCATTTGCACACTTACATCTATTCCAGTTCAAAAGTTTGTTAAAGATGGTAAATATGATTTTATTGAATTAGGTCGTGTTGCACGTTCTATTACAAAATCGCTTAATGTTGCAATTGAAATCAATGAATATTCAACAGCTGAAGGTAGAAAAGGTGGTCTAGAGCAAAGAGCATTAGGAATTGGTATTCAAGGATTGGCAGATGTTTTTGCTATGCTTAAATTACCGTTTACATCTCCAGATTCTAGGTTATTGAATAAAAATATATTCGAAACAATATATTTTAATGCTTTGAGACAGTCATGTGACTTAGCTAAAGAAAGTGGATTAACATATGCACATTATGAAGGCTCACCAATTTCTAAAGGTATATTTCAATGGGAAATGTGGGGTCTTAAAGAAGATGAATTAAGTGGTATGTTTGATTGGGCTGGATTACGAGAAGATATCATCAAATACGGTGTTAGAAACTCTCTTGTAACAACTTGCCCACCAACAGCTAGTTCAGCTCGTGTAATAGGCTCTAATGAAGCATTTGAACCGTTTACGTCAAACCTATATGTACGTAAAGTAACTGGTGGTGAGTTTGCAATGGTGAACAAGCATTTAGTTAAGGATTTAGAAGTATTAAATCTATGGAACAGAGAAATTCTTAATGAATTAATCAAAAACGAAGGTAGTGTTCAAAACATACCAGTTATTCCACAAGAAATAAAAGAAGTATATAAAACAGTTTGGGAAATATCACAAAAATCATTGATTGAGATGTCAGCTGAAAGAGGTCCTTTTATTGACCAATCTCAAAGTCTTAACATTTTCTTTGATACACCAACTGTTGGTAAACTAACAACAGCACATACATTGGGTTGGAAATTAGGGTTAAAAACTGGTCAGTATTATTTAAGAAGTCAATCAGTTGAAAACAAAGCGAAACACTTAGCTATAGATATGGATAAGAATAAAGCTCCAGAAAAACCAGTAGATAGCCAATTTGAATGCTTTGGCTGCTCAAGTTAAATAATTAATTAAGACCCTTTAATAAGGGTCTTTTTTATTTTACCATATTTACTTCTAAAAATTAGATAGTATAATATTTATTTAATAAACAAAGTTATGGCTAGTGCAAGATATATTAATATAAACTTTCCTTTTAAGAATAGTGCTAATGGATTCTTCTTAGATATTAATTCAGATGAAGACGCTGCAATAAAAGCTGATTTAATGCATTTAATACTTACTAGAAAAGGTCAAAGACTTTACCTACCAGATTTTGGTACTGATTTACTTAGGTTTATTTTTGAGCCAAATGATGATTTAACATTATCAATGGTTAAAGATGAAATTAAAACTGTTGTTAAAAAATACCTACCTAATTTATCAGTAACTGATATAACAGTAACCGAATCAGATATTAGTGATTATGCCGCTGTTATAAATATAAACTATAGTATAACAGATGGGGTTTTTCAAACAGAAGACTTTGTAACAATTAACGTTTAATTATATACTTTTTATTACCACAATCGTATATTCTATATAAACCTCTGTCTAACATAATCTGATGTTCTGATTTAGATGGGTCAAATCCTTCTTTAACTAGAACATCCTTTCTATATTTAAACCTATATTCTCTTTTTTTATTAATTATGTAGAAATAGTTTGATTTTGAATCGTGAATAAAATTAAAACCTAATTTTTTGTATAAATCACCTTGACTCCATCTTCTGTCAGCATAACTAATGATTTCTTTTGGATTATATGTGTTAATAAAGTATTTTAATAGTTTATCAGCTCCACCAATAACCGTTGTGTTTAGTTTATTACAGAATCTAAGTAGTTCATACTGATTTGAGTCACCACCCATCATTATCCTACCTTTACCAATTGTCATTAGACTAACTAATTCATCGTTATAATACAATCCTAATTTAATGCTTGAATTTACGTTTCCTTGTATATGATTTTTATCTAAAAATAATTTAGAATCTTTTGGTGATACTTCTCGTATCTCTGTTTTTCTACCGTATATTTTATTAGAAGTTAAACCTAAGATGTTTGAAAGTCTAGATTTAACAATATCTTGCTTGTGTATCCATTCATCTTCAAAAATATGGATTAATTTAACACCTTTATTCTCACATTCAATTGTTTTATTCAAATGGTAATCTGAAGAGACATATTCTTCAGAATGCCAATATAGACCATTGTATTCAATAGCTAAGTTATGAGATGGGATGTATATATCTAGTTCTTTACCGTTTAATATTGTTCTATTATTTTCTTCTATTTTAATACCTAATGATTCAATAAAATAAGCGACATCTTTTTCATCGTTGGAAATACTATTACCACAACTAGGACACCCAAAACCATTTTTATGTGAATCACATCGTTGATTAAACTGCCCATGTATATCACAAATAATTTTAACTTTTTTAGTTATACCATTATATTGAACTAAAGAATAATCATACTTGTTATTATGAATTAAAGAAGATACTCTAATAAACGAATCATTGTCATGTATTTTATTCAAACATTTATAACAACCTTGTTTTTTTGATAAATGATTATTTGGCGATTGTTCAAAAATACCATGTGTTGGACAAATTATCTTAACTTTTGTGTGTGAGTTAACATAATCTACATTTGTATAATCATATTTATCTCCATGTATTTCTTTAGCTTTTAGAATAAATAAAGTTTTATCCATACCACTAGTACCACCACAATATAAACATCCCTTACCACTTAAATGATTACTTGGTGATTGTTCAAAAATACCATGTGTCGGACAAATTATTTTAACTTTATTTTTATAGTTAATATAATCAACTAACGTATAGTCATATTTATCCCCATGTATTTCTTTAGCTTCAGATATAAAACTCAAAGAACTTTTTCTTTGTGTGTCACTAAGATTTTTACGAGAACATTCTGGACAAGACTGACCTAATAAATGCTTACTTGGTGCTTGTTCAAAAACACCATGTATTTTACATATTATTTTAACTTTTTTCATGTTATTAATATAATCAACTAATGTATAATCATATTTATCTCCATGTATTTCTTTAGCTTCAGTTATAAATTCTTGACTTGTCTTTTTTTTCAATTTTTGTTGGTTCTTTAATTAAATACAAATATACTGAAAATAATAACAAATACAACATTTATTAAATTTATTTTTTTATTATATTTATAATAAACAAAACAAATATGGCAAATCAAGGAATTGGATATACAAGTAGGAATTTCGCGGACATAAGAGCTGAATTAATAGATATGGTTAGGAAGTATTATCCAGACATTTTTAATGATTTTAATGATGCTAGTGTAGGTATGATGCTTTTAGAATTAAATGCAGCTGTTGGTGATATGTTATCAGTAAACACTGATAGAATGTTCCAAGAGACACAAATAGATTATGCACAAGAGAAAAAATCAGTAATGTCTTTAGCTAGGACATTTGGGTTAAAAATACCTGGTAAACGTCCATCTGTAACCATTGTTGATTTTAGTGTTAAAGTTCCAGTTTTTGGTGACACATTTGATTCATCATACGCACCAATAATTAGAGCTGGTGCACAAGTAACTGGAGGTGGTAAAGTATTTGAAACGAGTAATGATATTGATTTCTCTAATCCATTTACTGTCGGTGGTATACCAAATAGGTTAATTATACCAAATATAGATTCAAACGGAACTATCATTAATTATACCATAACCAAAAGAGAGATGGTTGTAAATGGGTTTACAAAGATATTCAAAAGAGTTATAAACTCTAACGATGTTAGACCATTCTTTGAGTTATCATTACCAGACGATAATGTCATTTCTATTGATTCTGTGGTTTCGTTACAAGGTAATGACTTCACTACTGAACCAACACCATCACAATTCTTAGACATAACGAATAGATGGTTCGAGATGGATGCGTTGGCTGAAGATAAAGTTTTTATTGAAGACAACACAAAAAATACAGATAATGCTGGTGTAAGACCAGGTAAATTTATATCGGTAACTAAAAAATTCATTCGTGAATATACAGATTTAGGTTTTACTAAATTAATTTTTGGTTCTGGAACAAAAGATACTTCAAGTCTTTCTGATTTTGATACAAATTCAGCATTGGTAAATCAAATTGGTGATTTTATTAATAATATGTCATTAGGTGAAACACCAACAGCCAACACTACTATGTTTGTGAAATATAGAGTCGGTGGTGGTTCAGATACCAATGTTGGTGTTAACTTATTAACTAGTGTTGGGTTAGCAAACGTTAGTGTTATTGGTAGTAATCAACAAATAAACAACGCAGTTAAAAATTCTTTAACAGTAAACAACGCATTTCCAGCATTGGGTGGTAGAGACGTACCTAGTGTTGATGAGGTTAGGAATATGGTTAGATATAACTTTGCCGCACAGAATAGAGCTGTTACGATTAAAGATTATCAGTCTAGAATATCACAAATGCCAGGTAAATTTGGTGTTCCATTTAGATGTGGTGTGTTTGAAGAAAGAAATAAAATCAACGTATATGTTTTAGGGTTGGATGGAAATTCTAAATTAACCAACACATCAACAAGTGCATTGAAAGATAATATATCAACTTATTTAGCTGATTATAGAATGCTTAACGATTATGTTACAATTACTGATGGTAGGGTAATTAATCTAGGTTTTGAAATTGATTTAATGATAGATAAACAAGTCACACAATCACAAGTAATATCAGATGTGATAACAAATATACAAAACTACATGGATATCAACAAATACCAAATGGGTGATAACATTTATATTTCAAATTTATTAAAAGAGATTAATAATGTTGGTGGTGTGATAAACGTGATTGATTTAAGAGTTTATAATAATGTTGGTGGTATATATAGTCTAAATGAGATTTCACAACCATATTTGGATGCTGAAACAAGACAAATTGATTTAACTGGTGACTACACTTTGTTCGGTGAACCAACAAGTATGTTTGAAATTTTAGAACCTACTAAAGATATCAAAATTAGAGTTAAATAATAGTATTTCCTTATTTAATTAAAAATAGTATTTTTAAACATATAATATATAAAAATTTTTTAAAAAATGGGCTGTAATTGTAAAAACAATGATAATCAATATAGTGTTGGTTCAGATATTAACTTATCAAAAAGAATTCTTAATTATTCATTAAGAACAATAATGTTCTCACTTTCATTATTAACCTTACCAATAATACTAATCTTTAGTGTATGGCTTTTGTTTAGAACTTTGGTTTTAAATAAGGATGTTAATATATATGAAATGTTAAAATTCATGGCTAAAGCCTTCAAGAATAAAAATAATGAAGACGATTATGATGATGACATTTATGATGACGAAGATGAATATGAGTTAATGGATGTTGAAAACATAATATATGAAAAAACAGATAGTAAATAAATTATGTCTAATACTATAAGAATTAAAACAACACCAAATGGTGATGATAATTACATCAAAGTAAATTTAGAACAAGAGTTTGATTTTATTGAAATCTTAAGTCTTAAGATTTCACAAGATGAGGCTTACACTAAGTTTTGTTCTGATTATGGGGTTATTGTTGGTAGGGTAAATGTTAATAATGGATTTGGTGTACCTAATGCTAAAGTAAGTGTTTTTTTACCAATTAATGAGGATGATAAAAAAGATTCAGAAATTAGAAATTTATATCCATTTGAAACGGTTAATGATAAAACAGAAGATGGTAAAAGGTATAATTTATTACCTAAGAATCCTTCACCTAATAATAATTGCTCAACACCAATAGGTACATTTCCAAATAAAAGGGAAGTATTAGATAATCCAACCATGTTGGAAATATATTGTAAATATTATAAATTTACAACAACAACAAATTACGCTGGTGATTTTATGTTATTTGGAGTACCATTAGGTACATACACATTACATGTGGATGCTGACATGTCAGACATTGGTATTATATCACAAAGACCGTATGATTTGATAGCACAAGGTACACCAGAAAAAATGTTTGTTTCACCGACTAAATTTAAAGGTGGTAATAATTTAGATAAATTACTACAAATAAAAACAGCTAATATTGGTGTAAATGTACAACCATTCTGGGGTGATTCTGAGAATTGTGAGATAGGTATAACTAGGTTAGATATCCCATTAAACTTTGAGGTTGTACCTTCAGCTATATTTATGGGTAGCATATTTGGTGATAACGAAAAAAATAGTATAAATAGAAATTGCAAACCTAGAAACTCAATGGGTGAGTTGTGTCAGCAAGTAACTGGTGAAGGTACAATCGAAATGATTAGAAAAACCATGGACGATGACATAGAGAGATTTGACGTTGAAGGTGGTCGTGTAATAGATGAAGATGGAACTTGGGCTTATCAAGTACCGATGAACTTAGACTACATGACTACGGATGAAGAAGGTAATCTAACGTTCTCACAAGACCCAACAGTAGGTATACCAACAAGAGCTAGTGTCAGATTTAGAATTGGAATGGATGAAACTGGCGGTGAAGGTAGAAAAAGAGTTAGAGGTAAATACTTAGTTCCTAATAACCCATCTAAAAAAAGTGAGGTGGATTATTTATTTGGTTCAGCTGCTGAAAATGGAGGACAAGCAACTAAAGATAGTAGTTTTTATGACATGTATTGGAATAAGATATATACAGTTAAAAATTTCATACCTAGATTTCAAAGAACAGCATTTACAAATGGATTACCATATGTGGGTAATAGCTATACTGGTATTAAAGATGTTGATAACGATACATGTACTGGTACTAAAACAATTTTTCCATATAATAGGATAAACACGGAAACCAATCCAATGTTTAGTATCATTTGTTATATTATAACAATTATAACCGTATTAATAAGTGTATTAAATCTTACACTAATACCATCACTTAATGGTGTTATTTTTGGGTTAAGGATTATGATTAGGATTTTAAATGGTTTTATTGGTGCTATTATATTTCTTATAAATCTATTATTACCAAAAAAACTGGAAATGGATGCGGCTAAATATAAAATAACGGAACCAAGTTATATATCTTGTATAAGTATTAAAAGTACATGTGGTAATGAAGATGGTAAAGAAATAGCTTTTGCACCAGCATGCCCAAATATCTGTAAGGTTTTCAATTTAAATTGTGATACTGATAAAAAAGTAGATTTAACTTTAGGTACGGGTGGTGGTTACTATACGCTAAGCCAAACAGAACCAATATTTGAAACAGACGGGTTATCAGATTGTATAGCATTTCAAATGGCTAAATCTATGAGTATGTTTAAATTTGATTTTTACAATGAATGGGTTAATGGTTCTTTATATGCTTATTTGTTAAAATATAAAAAGAAAAGACCAAATAGTCAAGTTGGCGGACGTGAAACATTTTGTGAATATGATTGTGATAGTTTTTCTAGTGATGATGATTATACTGGTGTTGACTCTAATCAAAATGGAACTCCAGATAATAGTTGCGGTTCACAACACTTAGCAGACACATGTCTTTCATCATCATATAATTCACAGAACCAAGGTGATGACAATGATATACTTGAAGGGTTAATTAAAAAGGTTGGTAGAACATTATATTATGGTTCGACAACTCACTATGACTCTATATCAACTAAAAATATGTTATTTGCTACTGATATCATTTGTTTGGGTTCAATACTTGAAAGTGATTGGCAAGGTGTTCCAAAATTAAATAATTTATTAGTTCCAACAACTTACAAATCGGTTCCAGCCGTGGCTGAAAAGGATATAATCAATGGTAAAGAGGTAGTTATTGAATCTGGTATGGTTGAATTATCTAACGTTATTAAAAAAAATAACATGCCATTTTTATTTTTCAGTGTTGATTGTATCGGTATACACGTACCATTTAAAGGTTGCAACAACGTTAGGCACATATGTGAATTTGGCGTTGACGTTGATGAAGTTAGTTTTGGTCCAAACAATCTAATAATCCCACCATCTGGTAATATAGGTTCTAAAAATATTGATAATGATACTGGTAAATTATTTAGGGATTATTTCTATTTGATTAATAAA